TCACACTGAATGGTTCTATTCTAGAAATTAACATTACAAATCCAGGTTCTGGATACACTTCTACGCCAGATGTAACTCTAATTGGTGGCGGTGGATCTGGTTTTATTGGCGCATCAGTTATGGGTGGAACTGGTGTTCAAAAAGTTTATGTGTCTGATTCTGGCCAATCTTATTCTTCTGTTCCAACAGTAAAATTTGGAACACAATGGACAGCAAGCACTGCATATAGCGTTGGCGCTCAGATTTTCTACTCTAGTCGTTTATACACTGTAACTACTGCAGGTACGACTAACACTACTGCGCCTACACATATAACTGGCGCTGCAGCAAATGGTACTGCTATATTAACATATGTTGGTTCTCCAGCTACTGGTACTGCTGTTCTAAAATATGGTTCTGGGTATTCAACATTACCAAACATTCAAATTCAACCAGTCTCTGGTGGTTCAGGCGCTGCAGGTTATTTCGTTGGTGTTAAATCTGAAGCTAAACTAATACCAATTATTTCCGATGGACAAATCATCGGCGTTCAGATTGATAATGGTGGTATCGGTTATACTTACGCTAACTTAACAGTTCAGGGTGATGGTACAGGCGCAATAATTACTGCTGACTTGAGTCCAGGTGACATCAACACAATGCAGGCAAACACTGAATTGTTAACACCTGATGGTCGTATCATGGCTTATCCAGTTATCTCTGGTGGCTTTGGATATGGAACAAATCCAACAATCACTATTGATGGTGATGGTACAGGCGCATCAGCACATGCTATAGTAGAAGGTGGTTCCATTAAGAAAATCATCGTAGATGGTTATGGATTAGACTATAAGTGGGCGAACGTTACCATTTCTGGTGGTGGCTTCGGTGCTAAGGCTCGCGCTATTCGCGCTCCATATGGTGGTCATGGAAAAGACCCAATCACAGGTATGTTCGCTAGAACTCTAATGTTCTACACTAATATCTCTAAAGACACAAACCAAGGATTCAACGTTAACAACGACTTCAGACAACTTGGTATCATTAAGAACCCTCGTCAGTTTGGACAATACGGTAACCTAAAGAGTGCTCTTGCCTCTGCTTGCTATGTTGTTACTGGTGATTTAGATACTGCAGTATTCAAGCAAGATATGATGTTGACAGTTGGTGACAACGAACGACGTTTCCGAATCGTTTCATTGACTACTACTGGTATGTTACTTCAGTCCTTAGATAACGCAGTTCCATCTGTCGGTACTGTGTTCATTAATCCAACAGGTGCTACATTCTCAGCGACTGGCGTAACACCTCCAACTGCAGATAAGTATTCTGGACATGTGCTGTTTATTGATAATAAACAGGCATTCACACCTACGGTTGACCAGACAGTTACATTAAGAACTGTTATCAAATTCTAATAAATAAAGAATAACATTTAAAGAAGAGTATAAGAATGATCGATTTCAATACCGAACCGTATAATGATGATTACGATGAGAACAAAAAGTTCTACCGTATTCTGTATCGCCCATCGTTTGCTGTTCAGGCTCGTGAACTCACTCAAATGCAAAGTATTTTGCAGAATCAGATTTCTCGTCACGGTTCAGCGATTTTCAAACAAGGCGCGATGGTTATCCCTGGACAGTGTTCAGTCGAGACATCTACGCAACCAAATCAAGGTGCTGACTACGTTAAGCTACAAGCCATCTATAATGGTGTAGCTGTACAGACATTCCTTTCTGCATTGGAAGGGGAAACAATTGTTGGTACTAGCGGAGTTACTGCTCTTGTAGTTAAAGCACAAGACGCAGAAGGTAACGATCCAACAACGTTGTATGTTCGTTACATCAACTCTGGAACTGACACTACTACTAAAAAGTTTAGTAACAACGAGATTATCACTAGCGCTGACGGAATCTATTCTGTTCAAGCTGCATCTTCTAGTGCTATCGGTAAGGGTTCTTTAGCAACTATCCAACGTGGTGTTTACTATGTTAACAACCACTTCTGTTTAGTTGATGAGCAAACCATCGTTCTAGACAAGTACACTAACAATCCGTCTTATCGTATCGGTCTTCAGGTAACAGAAGGTGTTATCACTCCAGAAGAAGACGAGACATTACTTGACAACGCTCAAAATAGCTACAACTTTGCAGCACCAGGCGCGCATCGCTATTTTATTGAATTGACTTTATCTAAGAAAGATGTAGACACTACATCAGACTTAGATTTTATTGAATTGATTCGTGTAGATAACGGTAAGATTAAGACTATCATCGATAAGACAGCATATTCTGTTTTAGGTGATGAACTTGCTCGCAGAACTTACGATGAGTCTGGCGACTATACTGTTCGTGATTTTGCTATCGACATTCGCGAACATAGAAATAATAATCGTGGGCAATGGACTCAAAATACAGCCTACATGTTCGGTGACGTTGTAACTAACAATGGCAACACATACGTTGCTAAAAATACAGGGACTTCTGTAACAACTACTCCAGTTCATACTACTGGTTCTTCATATGATGGTCCAGGTTCTACAGGTATTAAATGGGAGTGGACTGACACTCCTGTATACAATCGCGGTATTTATACTGCAGAACAAGGTGGTGACTCTTCTAAACTTGCTATTGGTTTAGAGCCAGGAAAAGCCTATGTTCGCGGTTATGAGATTCAAAAAGACTCTACAACATATGTTGCTGTAGATAAGGCTAGAGACTACGAACAGCAAACAGGTGCTATCATCCAGCCAACTGTTGGTAACTATACTCTAGTTACTAACGTTAACAACCTTCCACCAGTAGATACTATCGGTCTAGTATCTCTACGCGATCAAGTAACAGGATCTTCTGTTGGAACAGGTGCAGGTACTGAAGTTGGTACTGCGCGTGTTCGTTTCATGGAATGGCACGGTGGAGCATCATACGGCGCGACTGCAGTTTATAAACTAGGTTTGTTTGATATTCAGATGAATTCTGGTAAAGATTTTAACCGTTCTGTTAAGTCTTTCTACTGCAGTGTCGGTGGCGATGCTCAGCTATCTTTCTCTGCAGATATTAACCCAGTGGCCACTGCTTTACTTGGTTCTATCACTGCTTCTAACGGTTCTGTTACTGGTACAGGAACATCATTCCAGACAGATATCGTTTCTGGTGACTATGTTGTAGTCGACGGAACAATGTATCGTGTTACTGCAACTCCATCCAACCAGAACACGTTGACATTGAGTACTGGTACATTTACTGGTAAAGCATATTCTCTGGCAACAACTCAATTGCATGAGACTCAAAACACTAGTCTGGTTTTCCCACTACCAAATTATTCTATTCGTTCTAATAGATCTGCTGGTACTAGTGGTATTAACAATACAACATACATTTGCTACCAGAAATTCACACAGAATGCTTCTGGTACGTCATTGTCTCTAAGCACTTCTGGTACATTCATGCCATACTCTGGCTTGACAAATTATATCGTTGTAGACAATGATGCCGTTCAAGGTGGCGCTGTTATTCAACCAGTTAGCATCACACCAGTTGGTTCTGCTGTGACTATTGTATTACCATCAGCCCAATCTGGTCATTCTATGACAGTTATTGCTGCTGTTCAGCGTAACGGTGCTGGATACGAGAAGAACAAAACACTAACTACAGTTACTGAACAGTTTAACACATCTTCATTGGCTCAAGCAGCCTCTGTTATTCTAGATAAGCCTGACGTGTTCAGAATTACTAGCATCAAGATGGCAGCTGGAACTGCATTCCAAGCAACTAATGCTACATTGAGTTCTAATCTCTACAATACTGATATTTCTGATCGTTACGATTTCGATAATGGCCAACGTAGCACTCACTACGATTGGGGTCGTTTGAATGTTAAACCTTCTTACACTATCCCATCTGGTCCAGTCCAAGTAACATACGAATACTTCGAACACAGCGTTGGCGACTATTTTGACGTGAACTCTTACAGTGGTATTAACTACAGCGAGATTCCAGTAGCGTTGCGCGACTCATTGGATTTCCGTCCACGAGTTGCTAACAAGTCTGCTGGATCAATGTCATTCTCTGGAACAGGTTCTTCTGTTACAAGCATACCAAAGCGTGGTGAGAACGTTACATCTGATTATAGCTTCTACATGGCTAGAAAAGATAAGATCGCCGTTGACTTTAACGGTAAGTTCTTCAGCGTTAGAGGCGTTGCTTCTATAAACCCAGGAGACCCTCAAGATCCTTCTCTTGGTATGGTTATCTACAGCTTGTCTTACGAGCCATATACACATTCAACATCTTCTATTAATGTTTCTAAGATAGAAAACAAACGTTACACAATGCGTGACATTGGTAAACTAGAAGATCGCATTAACAACTTAGAATACTATACTTCTCTGTCTCTTCTAGAACAAGAAACACAGTCTATGAAGATTACAGATTCTAAGGGTATGGACAGAATGAAGAACGGTTTTATCGTTGATAACTTCAGCGGTAACAACATCGGTAATTCTAAGTCTGTAGATTACTTCTGCGCTATTGATATGGACAACAATCAGCTTCGTCCATACTACACAATGCACAACGTTAATTTGTTGGAAAAGAACTCCAACACAGCACAACGTTCTGCGTCAAATTATCAGTTGAACGGTGACGTTGTAACTCTTCCAATTATCGATACTCCAGTATTGATCAAGCAAGACTTCGCTTCTAGACTAGAAAACATTAACCCATTTGCGATCTACACGTTCTTGGGTAACGTTAGCATCAACCCACCATCTGATGACTGGTTTGAAACTAATCGTCTACCAGACATCGTGCAACAAGTTGAAGGTAACTACAGCTTGATCCGTGATCTTGCTATCCGCTCTAATATCATCGGCGAAGGTGGTTTCGGAACTATCTGGAACCCATGGCAGACAGAATGGATCGGTAAACCAGTAACAACTGGAAGAACTTCTGTGCGTTTGACTGGTTCTGGTATCCGTGATATAACATACGATACAATTGCTACTCCTGTTGGTCAGTCTAGAACTGGTGTTCGCTCTACTCTACAAACTAAGACTAGCTATGAAGAAGTTTCTGATAGAGTAGTTTCTACTGCTGTTATTCCATACATCCGTTCTAGAACTGTTCTAGTTCAGGTTAAGGGGTTGAAGCCACAGACTAAGTTCTATTCTTACTTTGATGATATCGATGTAAATTCATTCGTTACACCAGCCACTAAGATTGTATACACTGCAACTTCTGGTTCATTCGATATTTCTAGCAACGTTGGTGGTTCTGGTTCAGAAGCTAAGCGTCGTATTAGCGGCGATTCTCAAGTTTGTTTGAATCGCGGTGACGTTATCACAACATCCAATAACTCTGGCTCTGCCGTTGTTGTCGGTAAGTCTATCGATCCAGATACTGGCGCGTTGACTCTTGACGTTGTTAACATCATCGGTACAATCGCTAACGGACAGAGCTTCTCTGGATCAATTTCTGGAGCAGTTGGTTCTGTAGTTACTGTAACTACACCTACTACTTTAGTTACAAACAAGCAAGGTCAATTGAACTTCTTGTTCTATATTCCAAACACAGAAGCAGTAAGATTCCGTACTGGTGCTCGTGAACTTAAGATTTCTGATTCTTCTACATCTACTGGTCTATGGACATCACGTGGACGTGGTCTGTACCACGCAGAAGGTATTCTAGAAACTAAACAAGCTAACGTTAATGCTGTTCGTAATGCTGAGATTGTTAAAGAAGTTATTGGACCAAACGACGATCCATCTGCGCGTCAAACAATCTACACAATGTCTGAGCGTGTTATCTCTGATACAGGTTGGTATGACCCACTTGCTCAATCTTTCTTGATTCAGCAAAAAGGTGGTGCATTCCTAACTGGTGTAGATGTATTCTTCGCTACAAAAGATGATCGTATTCCAGTTACTCTGGAAATTCGTGATATGGTAAATGGAACACCTGGAAAGAACATTCTTCCATTCAGTCGTGTTACATTAGATCCTACACAAGTATCTATTTCTACAACCACTGTTACTATGACGGATGGATCTAATGATGAGTATCCTTCTTACGATACTCCTACTAGATTCAATTTCCCAACACCTGTTTATGTACAAGACAACACTGAGTATTGTTTTGTTCTACAATCAGATTCTAACAACTATAAAGTTTGGATCTCTCAGGTTGGTGACGAAATCCCAGGAACTTCTGGCAGAACAATTTCTCAACAGCCTTATGCTGGTGTGTTGTTCAAGTCTCAGAACGCTTCTACTTGGACACCAGATCAGAACCAAGACATTAAGTTTACAATCTACAGAGCTAAGTTTGACACTTCTGTTGTTGGTAATGTTGAGTTTGTTAACGACGTTCTTCCATTCGATAACATCGAAGTAGATCCTATTCAGACTGCTGCTTCTAGCAACAACGTTCGTGTATGGCACTATTCTCATGGTATGTATACTGGTTCTAGAGTTACCATTAGCGGCATCACTGCTGCAATCAATGGTATCCCAGCTGTTGATTTGAACGGCGATCACGTTATAACTAGCGTTGACGCTAACAGTTACACTATCACTACATCCACTAGCGCGACATCTACTGGATACGGTGGTGGTTCTGCAGTTAAGGCTTCTAAGAACATCACTTATGACTTAGTTAACCCAACTGTTCAGATCCAAACATTCTCTGATACTAAGACTAGCTTCTCTGTTAAGACTACTTCTGGTAAGTCTATCGATGGTACTCAAATACCTTATATTTCAGATACTAATTGGACTCCATGTCTAATCAATGAGAACAACATGTTCGAAGCACCACGTGTTATCGGTTCTGAGATTAATGAGAACAACTCTATGGGTGGTGAGAAGTCTGTATCGTTTACTGCTCAGATCTCTTCTACTAATGATGCTCTTTCTCCAGTTATCGATACTGTTCGTACTAGCTTGATCGCTGTATCTAATAAACTAAACAGCCCGACAGAGACTAACACTAATATTGCTGTTCTGGACCAGAAACAATTATTTACTGGTGCTACTGGCGCGTTTAGCTTCTCTACAACTGGATTCTACTCTACAAACTCTTCTGTTAGAGGTGCCATGAGTGGTATCGGTATCGGCAGATATGTTGTTATTTCTGGTTCTACTACTGGTGGTAATAGCGGTACATTCCTAGTGACTGGTTACACAGATGATGGTACAACTGCAACAGTCACTCTGAACTCATTCTCTGGAACTGCAGAATCTGCCGTTACTGGAACTACAGTTTCTTTGAAGGAACAATTCTTCGATGAAATCGCTCCAGAAGGTAGTTCTTCTCTAAGTAAGTATGTGACTACACCAGTTAAACTGGCTAACCCTTCTACTTTCTTGAGAATTAAGTTTGCTGCAAATATCCCTACAGAATCTGAAGTTCTAGTTTATTACAAGACTTGTACTGGTGATAGCAAACAATTATCTGCAACTAAATACACTCTAGCGTCTCCAGATTCTACTGTCTCTAAAGTAGAGTTGGGTAACAAAACCTTCTCAGATATCAATTACACTTTAACTGGTATCCCAGCTTTTGACACGATCGTCGTTAAAATTGTTATGAAATCTACTAACAGTAGCGCTGTTCCATTGATTCGTGACTTGAGAATTATTGCTTGCCCATAATGGAGTATCTAAAGGTTATTGGACATGAGGCTCTCGTTAGAGATAGATCTAGCGGAGCCATCATAAACACGAATAAAGCAGAATACGAAGAGTATATGGAAAGAGTTAGAGCTGCTGAGGAACGAGAAACTATAATTTCCAAACACTCCGAAGAGATAAATAATATAAAGAATGATTTGAGCGAGATCAAGCAATATCTCTTACAAATCATCAACAAAGGCTGACAAAGGATTCTTAAATGCCAAACATTACAGCACCTTCACTCACACTAAGAGCGAACAAAGGTAGCCCTCTTACGAACGCAGAAGTAGATGCTAACTTCACCAATATTAGTAATGCGTTACAAACTGGTCTGACTGCGGCTTCTTACACACCTGCCGATATTTTAGCTAAACTTTTAACTGTTGATGGAACAGGATCTGGGTTAGACGCTGATACAGTAGATGGTTATAATCAAGATACAGCGAATACTGTAAACACTCTGGTTAGACGTGACTCTTCAGGCAACTTTGCAGCTAACAACATTACAGCATCTACCTTCACTGGTACGTTCTCTGGTGTTGCTGCTATTACTAGCGGTACAATCACGCTTAGTACTGCCTTAGCTATCGGCTCTGGTGGTACAGGTTCAACTACAGCTGCAGGTGCTCGAACTGCTTTAGGTCTAGTTATTGGCACAGACGTTCAGGCATATGACGGTGAATTGGCTGCTTTGGCAAGTGTAACATCTGCTGCAGATAAAGTTCCATATTTTACTGGTGATGGCACTGCTTCCACATTCACATCATCTTCTTATACAAGAGGATTACTAGGCTCAGCCGATGCTGCTACAGCCAGAACTACACTAGGCTTGGCTTTAGGTACAGACGTACAAGCGTACAACTCTAAC